CTCGCGTTCGGCCTTCACCAGTTCGCGAACAAGGGAGACACCGCGCTCACGATCGGCAAAGTGCAGGGCTCTCGCGCCGAGCTAGCATTGTTTCACGCCAACAACAACCTGAAACAAGCTGCCTGGGTGCATGAGAATGCGTCCCGCCTGTCCGTGGCCTACACGAGGCATTCCAGGGCTCTGGTTGTACACGCCCCAGGAAACGTCATGATCTCGTACGTAGGTCGCGTGCCCACAACCAGGTACTATGCTGTTGGCGCCCGTCGTGTTGATCTTGAGCATACACTGCACCCTCGCGCTCTGGACAATTTGGTCTTCCCCGTCAAGCCGAGCCGCGTCACTTCTAGGCTGGCAAAGTTGCGCGCAGTCATGTCCTCACCTCTCGTTTTGGAAGGACACGCCGTAGTCATCCCGGAACTAGACAAGGAGGAGTCTTCGGTGGCCGTCTCACGTGCACCTCTGAGGTCCGACCTTATCGAGTTCGTTGACAGTCAGTGCAATTTTGAACTGCCTGACCCGACTGAACGGGACTTAGTCACGGCAGCCAACCGCCGGTTCGTGTCATTCTCTGCGCCTGGCCCACCTGTCGTCCGCTCCGATGTGCGCAATGACATTCCGCGCTCGCACTTGTTAGCCGCAATTCAAGTTAACTCATCAGGTTTTGATTCGTTCAAGAATCTGATTGACAGGCAAGTTGCCACGACCAAGTCTGCTCGTTTTGGGACCCCGGACATGATTGAGGGCAAACGGATTTACGACCGCTTCAGGGAGTGCTACTATAGCGGTGATGCCACCATCTTGCACCTGGAGAAGGCCGTCTCGTGGCTGGCTGAAACGGAGGTCAACGCTCTGGAGGCAATATCACGCGCTGCCCTCGGCGAAGACAGTCGCTCTCTGACTGTTGATGCCGAGTTCAAGACCCAAACGAAAGCTAAGGCTCAGGCCTCGTTTGCTGCCACCCTGCCCTACGGTCAGTCGATCCTTGCCAACTCCAAGGAATTCAACGCATACTTCGCCGATGTTCAACCCCTAATCTATTTGAACATGGCTAAACTATTGCGTGAAGACGTGATCATGGACTACGGCATGTCAGACGAGCTGAGTGCACGACTCCGGCTACTGGG